ACGTTAAAAGTAGATTCAACAAATAGTCAAGTCGGTATAAATAACGCAAGCCCTTCAGGTTTTACAAGTGATGCTAAAGATTTAATAATTGGAGACGGTAGTAGTAATACAGGAATAACAATATACTCTGGTAGTATGGCTTATGGTCACTTATTCTTTCAAGATGCTGAATCTAGTGGTAGTACAAACGGAGGTTTTATTTCTTATACTCACAATGGTGACGGTTTTGAGATTGGTGTAGCAGGAGCAGGATTAGGAGCAGGTAGTTTAAATATAAGTAGTGTTTCGATTTTTACAAGAAAAAAACTAATAGTAGATTCTACATATGGAATAAACAATACATTAACTGTTAATCCTAGTAACGCAAGAGTAGGTATATATAATGATAACCCATCACATACATTAGACGTAAGCGGAACAGCTAATGTTACACAAGATTTGACAGTAGATACAGACACTTTATTCGTAGATGCTTCAGAAGATTCTGTTGGTATTAATACAGCAAATCCAAGTTCTTATAGTAAACACGAATTAGTAGTAACTGCTCCAGATGATGGAGGTGTTACAATAGCTAGTGCGACAGATGAAGCTGCATATTTAGACTTTTCAGATGGTTCTGGTTTAAAAAACTTTATTCGTGTTGACCACGATGGAGATATATTTGGTTATAATTCTTGGGGTTCACACGAGTTCACACTTGGTGAAGGAGTTCCTGCAATGACTATTGTATCAACAGGTGTATCTATAAGTAATAGTTTAACTGTTCAAGATGATTTTAAAGCAGGAGATTTAGGTGACCCATATTTATTACTTGCTGATGTAAGTGCTGCAACTGTTTATGTAGAAGGAGAATTAGATGTTAATGGAAACGTATCTGTACTAAAAACAGATTCTTCTATTTATAGTTCTACAACTCCAGTAGCAGATTTAATATTATCAAGAAAAAATACAGGAAACACAAATAATGAAACGGTTGGTATTAGATTTGATGTTACTGGTTGGTCAGGTTCAACAACTGGAGGTGCTGCTATTGAAGCTATACAACCCTCTAATGCAAGTTCAGCAGATTTAGCTTTTTTAACAAGAAACGCTGGTACTTGGGGTGAAAGAATGCGTATAGACAGTTCAGGAAACGTAGGAATAGGAGTAACACCATATTCACATTATACAGGATATCAATCATTAGATATTGGTAATACAACGTCTTTAATATCTAACAATACAGGTACAAATGTAACTAATTTGTTACAAAATGCTTATTTAAATTCTGGAGCTACTGCTTGGGTTCGTAAAGCTGCTGATGAAGCAAATCAATTTTATATGGCAAATGGAGAATTTAATTTTGAAAATGCTCCGTCTGATACAGCAGGTTCAGCTATTACTTGGACAAGAAGATTAACTATACAAGCAGGAGGAAACGTAGGAATTGGAGAAACTAGTCCTAGTTATAAGTTAACTGTAGCTGATGATACAGCAAATGGTAGAGCAATACAAGCTATTCAATCAGCAACAAGTGGAACAAATTGGGGATTTCAAGGTGGTGCTTATGGTTCTGGTGCAACAAAAAATATTGGATTACAAGTAACAGCAGAAGGCGCTTCAACAAATTATGCTGCTTTATTTGGAGGAGGAAACGTAGGAATTGGAACTACATCGCCTAACGCTAAATTAGAAGTTGCTAGTGGTCAAGCCAAAACTGTTACATCTGGTGTAGAATGGGCAAGATTTGGAACATCAAATGAAGCATCAAATTATGCAACTTTAACTTGTGAGGTAAAAGGTGGAGCATCAGCAGCTGATAGAAAATGGATATTCCAAACAATAGAAGCTGGTGTTGCTAATGCAGGTAATATAGTTTTTCAACCTAATGGAGGAAACGTAGGAATAGGAACTGATTCGCCTGCTAAAAATTTAGAGGTTGCTGTTACAGGAAACAATCAAGCATCTACTGTAAGAATACAAGGAACAGACGGTAATGGAGCAGGACATCCTTTAGATTTGAAAATGGATGGTGCTACTGATAGTTTCAGTATTTTAATAGGACAAGGAGGAGGAGCAACCCCATCTACAGTTTTATTTTGTGGAAATAGAAATGGAAACGTAGGAATAGGAACTGATTCGCCTAGCCAACTTCTACATTTAAAAACTGAATTAGCAACAGGCAGTGGAGTTGGTACTGCGATACTAATAGATAGTAGTGGTGCAGGAGGAGACCAAGCTTGGATTGGTGTAAATAAAGGAGCAGGTAATGGGTTAGAGATTTCTGTTGAAAATAGAGACATTATTTTTAACACAGGAGCGACTTCACCTTTTGGTGGAACAGAAAGAATGCGTATAACATCTGGGGGGGATGTTGAAATTACTGGAGGATATAGTTCTTCTCAATCGTTTCAAAGTACTGGTTCATTAAGGGTCTCAAGTAATAGTACAGCAACTAGTGGTAATGTAGCTTTAGAATTAATGAATGATGCTACTGGAACAAGATATTTAGCGACTTTTACAAATTTAAATGGGGTGGTAGGTTCTATTAGTACATATTCTTCTGCAACTTCTTATAACACATCATCAGATTACAGATTAAAAGAAAACGTAGTTTCAATGACTGGTGCTTTAGATAGGGTAAGTCAATTAAAACCAAGTAGATTTAATTTTATAGCAGATGCAGATAAAACAGTAGATGGATTCTTAGCTCACGAAGTACAAGAAATAGTGCCTGAAGCTATTACAGGAGAAAAAGATGCTATGCGTACTGAAGAATACGAAGTAACTCCTGCTGTTTATGAAGACGTTGTTCATCCTGCTGAAGAAGCAGTTTATGAAACTATAGAGCATCCTGCTGTTGAAGAAGAATTAGATGATGAAGGAAACGTAATTGTAGAGGGCAAAGAAGCATATACTGAAGAAGTTCTTGTAACAGAAGCTAAAGAAGAATGGACTGAAAAAGTATTAGTATCTGAAAAGGTAATGGGTACAAGAGAAGTGCCAGATTATCAAGGCATCGACCAATCAAAGTTAGTGCCATTATTAGTAGGAGCTATACAGGAGTTAAAAGCAGAAATAGAAAGTTTAAAGTCACAAATAAATAATTAATATATTTGTAATATAACTATAAATTTAATAAAATGTCAAAAATTAGTAAAGAAGAATTAGAATCATTATTAGAATCAGAAAAGAAAGTTTCTGCTATTAAGCACGACTTAGGTACACTAGATGAGCAAAAGCATAATCTATTACACGCTTTAAGTCAAGTTAGAGAAGAATCTAACAAAGTAAAGAAAGAACTAGAAGACAAGTATGGTAAAATAAATATCAACTTGCAAGATGGTTCTTACGAGGAAATAAAAGAAGATAAAGAATAACGCTATGGATTTTGCAGATATGAAGATATACCTTATAAACTCAATGGCTTTTCTAGTATCATTAACTGAGGTTGAGGTATGGTTAAAAATTATACTTCTAATCTGCACAATAGTATATACTATTCAAAAAACTAAGAAACTATGAGTGAATTAAGCGAAGACAGTAAATTTGAAATTAGTATAAAGACACTTATTGCTATAGGGGTGGGGTTATCTACCCTTATAGGAATGTGGTTTGCATTACAAGCAGACATAGAAGAAGCTAAGAAGCTACCTGAACCTGAGATTTCAAGAACAGAGTATGATTTAAAAGACAAGCTCGTAAGAGAAACTATTATGAATACTGGTAAAAAAGTAGAAGAAAACTCAGATGCGTTAAAGAAAATAGACGATAAGTTATTTGAAATAATTAGTAAATGAAAAAATTAATATTATGTGCGATATGTGTATTGGTTGCGGTCTCTGTATATAGTCAAGACGTAACAGTTCTGCAAATAAATGCAGAATGGAATAAAAAGAATAATTACGATTTAAGTGATATTACAGGAGCTACTGTTAAGTTTAGTTACCTAAAAGACCAACCTAGAGATGTTCAGAACTAAAATTATGGCTGTACCTGTAATTGTTATTATGGATAAATCAGGTAGAGTTAGAATGCAATATGTAGCAGATATATCTTTGCAAATTAAAGCTACTAGATTAGAAATACAGAATACTATAAATAGAATTAATAGACCTAGAAGGGCAAGTACAAATTAAAATGAGATTTATTATATGTTTAATATTAATAATAGGGTGCGGAACTTACACTCCAAAACCAACAATCAAGCACGTTTTAGCAGTTACTTCAGAAGGAGATACTCTCCTATTACCAATAGATAAAATAAGACCTAATATTTATCAATCTATATATCCATTATATGCTAGAGAATGGAATCCTTATTACTATAATAACTGGAGATATAATAACATATACTCTAATAAAATATATTATGAATCTAATAGTAGTTCTAGTAACAATAATTCTAGTAGTACTTCTAGTAATCATAATACAAAAGACATATCAAGAATAGATATGAATGCTATAAAAGATAAAAGGAACGATAAATAATGAATAGAATAAGTAAACATATAAGCTACAAAGAAGCTACTAGAAGTGCAACAGCTTTACGTTTAGGTATAGATAATATTCCTAATGAATATCACTTACAAAATATGGAGATGGTAGCTAAGAAAGTATTTGAACCTTTAAGAGAAGCTGTTAATGCACCTATAAAAATAAACTCATTTTATAGATGTGAAGAACTTAATAAAGCTATTGGAGGCAGCAGTAAAAGCCAACATTGTCAAGGACGTGCTATTGATATTGACGATGTTTATGGTAACGTTAGTAATGCTTATATGTATTATTACATTAAAGATAATCTCGACTTTGACCAACTTATTTGGGAGTTTGGCACAAATGATAGCCCTGATTGGGTTCACGTTAGTTATGTAGATGAAGATTCTAACAGAAAAAGATGTTTAAGAGCAATAAAAGAAAATGGTAAAACTAAATACATAGATATAACAAATGAGCAAAATACTAAGTAAATTATTTGGAGCTGCAGGTGGAAACATAGCAGAAAAGATTTCAGGCATAATAGACAAACATACTTTTAGTAAAGTAGAGAAAGCTCAATTCGAAAAAGAAATGGAGCAGATCTGGATTGATGCAGAAGCTGACATACAAAAGAATGTTACTGAGAGATGGAAAGTAGATATGGCTTCTGATAGTTGGCTTAGTAAGAATGTTAGACCTTTAGTACTTATATTTCTAGTAGTGTCTACAGTTCTTATGGTATTTATTGATGCAGGTGTTATATCTTTTGAAGTTAAAGCAAACTGGATTGACTTATTACAGTTAGTACTTATAACGGTCATAGGAGCTTATTTTGGAGGTCGTAGTGCAGAGAAATTCAGAAAGTAATGGCAAAGCTCACCACAAGTAATTATCGTGCCTTCTAAACGCACAAAAAGACCTGGTGTTCATTCTAAGAATGCTAGTAAAGGGTCAAGTAAAATTCAAAAAGAAATATAAAGGTCAAGGTAGATAATATGGAAACATTAAAGCACTTATTAGGATTCTGTGGAGAAACACATCTAAACATTTTTACAATTATTTTTATTATTGCAGTAGTTATTTCTGCTGTAAAGTACAAAAAATATATATTAAAATAATTTTATATATTTGTTTTTGCTTATAGCTAAACTTGCACAACCTAATAAAGTTGGACGGTGCTTGGAACAGGTAATTAATTTTCTTTTCTTTTTGTTGGCTTTTTCTTTTCTTTTTCTTTTTGTCCTTTTTCTTTTTCTTTTCTTTTATTATAAATAAAAAATAATATATTAGCTAATATTAAATATATGAGAAAATTATCACGTAAAGGGTTGGTAAAAAAATTAGATACTATATTCTCTTTATATATAAGACTTCGTAAAGCTGATGATTTAGGTGTAGTTAGCTGTTACACTTGTGGAAAAAAAGATTATTATAAAAAAATGCAGTGTGGCCATTTCCAATCCAGAAAATTTTATGCTACAAGATGGGAAGAATTAAACTGTCAAGTGCAATGTTATGGATGTAATGTAATGAAATACGGAGAGCAATACAAGTATGGCTTAGAATTACAAAAGGAATACGGAAAAGATTTACCTGAAGAATTATTAATAATGTCAAGGAAAATAGTTAAGTTTTCTAATGATGACCTGCATTTAATGATAAATAAATATACAGAGTTAGTTGAATTAAGAAAAAAAGAATTATATTTGTAAGATAATTACCGCTAGGTAATTTTGTTTCCTAAATGTTTTTTGTTTGAAAGAGGGGTAAATTAATTTTTACCCTTTTTTTTTGTTAATATTTTTTTTATATATTTGTATAGAACAATAAAAACATTTTATGGAATATCAATTAGCAGCTATAGTTCAGCTTCGTAAAAGAATTGAAGAACTAGAAAATCAAGTTGAAGAATTATCAATTAAACTTGAAAAAGAACAAAAAGAAAATTTAACAAATCACAAGTATGGAAACAAACATTTATCATAAGCTTTATAAGCTTCAATCAGAAATTGGAACAATTAGTAAAGATGTAAGAAATCCTTTTTATAAGAGTAAATATTTTGATATAAACTCTTTAATTGGGCAATTACAACCTTTGTTAGAAAAACACAAACTAGTGTTAATTCAACCTATAACAGATAATCAAGTAAGAAGTGTTATAGTTGATTTAGATGGTGGCAGTGTAGAATCAAGCATGCAATTACCTAATATACAAGACCCACAAAAAATTGGTTCAGCAATAACCTATTATAGAAGATATACATTAACTTCATTACTTGGATTACAAGCAGAAGATGATGATGCTAATTCTACAGTTGGTTATAAATATCAACCAAAAAAAACAAATTACAATCAATCAAATAATCCTTTAAACAATATATTAAAATAAAAATTATGGCATCAACATTAGTAGTAAGCATAGACTTAACAAAGATAGATAAAACAAAAATTGCAAAAGATAAATACTTAAATATTGCATTAAGTGTAAATGATGACACAAATCAATATGGACAAAACGTATCTGTATATCATTCACAAACAAAAGAAGAAAGACAATCTAAAGCTGAAAAAATATATTTAGGTAATGGTAAATGTGTATGGAACAATGGAACTGTTGTAAATGCTGAATGGGTTGAAAGAGTAGATAATTCACAACAAAATCAAGCTAGAGAAGAAATAGATTTATTTTAATGCTAAGTAATTTAGATCACTTAGAGAAAAAAATCTTAGATGTAAAATACGGTAGAGTAAAACAAGGATTAAAAATAGGAGTTCCGGAAATAGATGAGCATATACGCTTTAAATCTAATAACTTTAATTTAATTCTTGGCCACGCTAACGTAGGTAAAACTACCGTAATTTTATATTTAATGTTGTTATACACTATAAAGCACGATATTAAATGGCTTATATTTTCTGCAGAAAACTCCTCACAATCAATAGCTAGAAAAATATTAGAATTTAAAACTGGAAAACCAGTAAATAATATTACAGATAAAGATATTCAAAAAACTTTAGATTGGTTTAATACTTATTTTAAAATAATAGAAGTAGACGACTTATATAATTATAAAGATCTTTTAAGCGAAGCAAAACAAATAAAAGAAAAATTTAATTATGATGGTTTTTTAATTGACCCATATAATAGTTTAGTTAAAGACAGAAATACTATGAGAGGTATTAATGGTCACGAGTATGATTATCAAGTAGCAACAGAATTTAGATTATTTTGTAAACATCAAAACGTTTCAATATGGTTAAATGCCCACGCTGTAACCGAAGCTCTTAGAAAAGTTCATAATAAAGAACACGAATATTCAGGTTTACCTATCCCACCAAGTTTAGCGGATGTTGAAGGTGGTGGTAAATGGGGAAATAGAGCTGATGATGTTTTTACTATACATAGATATATTCAACACTCTAGTGATTGGATGATTAGTGAAATACATGTAAGAAAAATTAAAGAAGTTGAAACAGGAGGAAGACCTACACCAATAGAACAACCTGTTAAATTACGTATGACAAAAAACAATATTGGATTTGAATTTGCAGGAGTAAATATTCTTCATTGTAATAATGTAGATATAAAAGATATATTAAATATTTTTTGATTATATTTATGCGTGTCTAATTGGTTAGAAGTTATTGCTAAAGAACATAAAGAATGGATTAACATTGTTAACTCATTTGGTGAATATGATTACGCTGAGGACATTGTACAAGAAATGTATATAATATTACACAAGTATGCTAATCCAAATAAAATAATAACAAACGGAAAAGCAAATAGAGGTTACATTTTTTTTACTTTAAAAACAACTTATTATCAATATTATAACGCTAAACACAAAATAAAAAAAGTTAGTATAGATGATTATAAAATTAAGTATGAAGATACTATTGAGGAACATAAAGCTTATAATAAAATATGTGAATTAATAGATAATGAAATAGAGGATTGGCATTGGTATGATAAAAAATTATTTAAGTTATATAGAGATACTGATATGAGTATTAGAAAAATAGCTAAAGAAACACAAATAAGTTGGGTTAGCATATTTAATACTTTGAAAAATTGTAAAAATAAAATTAAAGATAAATACGATAAAGATTGGCAAGAATATAAAAATATATAATAATGAAACAACCTAAAGATAAAAGAACAAAAGCTTATAAAGAGTGGAAAAAAAAGTTTGATTTAGAAAACGAAAATAAATCAGAAGGACTTGGTGATACTATAGAAAAAATAACAGTTATGACTGGTATAAAAAAAGTAGCTAAGTTTATAGCAGGAGAAGATTGTGGGTGCGACGAAAGAAAAGAAAAATTAAATAAAGTATTACCTTATCATAAACCAAAATGTTTAAATGAAATTGAATATAATTTTTTAGAAAACTGGTTTTCAGATAGAAGATTAATAATTACTCCAGAAAAACAACAAAAACTATTAGACATATATAATAGAGTATTTAATACAAAAAGAAAACTAACATCTTGTAACTCTTGTGTCAAAGAAGTTATATTAGATTTAGAAAAATTATTTAAAACATATTTATAATGGATTTACTTAGGAAACAGATCTACGAATTATATTTTAATGAAATTGGAAATACATTAAGAAAAGAATTTGAAAAAACATCAGGAAAAAAAAGAACAAAAATATCTAATCTTATTAAGTGTGTTAACGAGATGTATATGTATACAAATCATTTAGAAAAAGAACTTTTAGTTAAAGAACACAGAGAATCATATTTAAGATCAGATAAAATTAGAGCTATACAAAGGGCTAGGAAAGCAGAAAAAAAACATAAATAATTTTTCTGTTAATAAAATGTTTATTATATTGGCTGTGTAACTTATAAAAATAAAAACATGCCGAAACCTAAATTTAAACACGAGCCTATTAGTAACGAAATATTTGAAACGTTTAGACTTCAAGAAAAAGCAAAAAAAATTAGTGAAGCAATTGAACTTATTGTAAAAGAAGACTACGTTATATTAGACTTAGAAAATAAGATTATAAATAAACATAACTATAATAAAGCTTAAAACAAAAAACACGTTATGATTATTTTTTATTCAGATTTAGCTTTATATGTAAAGCACACTTATACTCCAGGTAGAAAAACTTTTAAATATTTTGATCCACCTGAACCTCCGGAAATAAATATAGAAGATGTATTTTTAAATGAAGAAAGTATATATAGTTTATTAGGAGACAAACAATTATTAGACATAGAAGAATTAATTTATAATGAATATACTGAAGGAAGCAGACAAAATAATTAATAAAAGATCACAAGAGAAAGAGAGAAGTTATGGTCCTTTTTCCGAAGGAATGAAGAGGGCTGCAATGATTGCTAGTGGTTGTACTGGAAAAAAAATAACAGCAAAAGACATGTATATGTGCATGATAGCATTAAAGTTATCTAGAGAATCATATAATCATAAAGAGGATAATTTATTAGATGCTGCTGCTTATATAGGTGCTTTAAATAATTTTGAGAATGAAAAATAAAAAAGCAATAGTAGGGGTAGTAAGTAATCCTGTGAGAAGTTTAAATAGTCACAACGGAGGCTGGACATTGGTTCTAAAAAATATTTATAATGCAGACATATTAACTGAAAAAGATGATTGGAATGATTATGAAGAATTAATACTTTCCGAAGGCGTTAATTATAAAGAAGGCAAGTTTAATTTTTTTGGAGGAGTTCAAGATTCTTTTTATACAAGACTTAACAAGTTAAATAATTTTAATGGAAAGGTATATTGCATAAATGAAAAAATAGATTACAATGTAGCTTGCAATAAGAGAAAAGAATTAAAAGGCTTAAGTTGTAATAAATCACCAGAAGTTTTATATACTAAAGAATATAATAATAAACTAATATTAGGAGATAGTCATAGTGTTTCTATTTATAAACCAGGATATTCTATAAATAGAATAGATGGTAAGACGTTGAATGGTTTTTTAAAAATAGGATTACAGAACTTTATTAATAAAGACACTAATAATTTAATTTTTTATGCAGGAAATATAGATGTTAGATTTCACATACATAGATTCGGCGGAAGAAAAGCTGTAGTAGATTTAATTAGAGAATTATTTTTACAATTAACTAAGTTAAATTTAGATAAAATAACATTAGTTTCTTTGTTACCTATAGAAGATGAGTCTAGAAAAATACCTGGTACAGGTTTATATAAAGGGAAACCTTTCTATGGTACTAAAGAACAAAGAACTTATTATGTAAAAGAATTTAATAGTTTATTAAAAAGAGGTTGTAATCACTATAATTATAACTTAATAGATTGGGATTTTAATTATGATAAAGGTCTTTCTTTTGATGAAATGGAATCAAGGCAATCTGTTCATTTAAGACCAAAGTCTTATAAATTTATAAAAAAATTATGTTAGAACAATTTAAGGACTATTATAATAAAGCACACAAAATGCAACAACTTAAATTCCAAGGATTTAATTGGAAAGAACAAGATGTTAATGATGATTTAGTTTGGAATATACCTATATATGATGTTGTTAATAGAAGGTTTGCAGCATTTAGTAGTTTGTTAGAAGCAATAAAAGCAAAAGAAGATCCAAAAAATAATAGTATTTATTTTAATATTAGTAGAAATAAAATTAAAGATATTGATTTTATTAAAATGTGTTATTTGTTTAGACTATGTGGTTCAGGAATTAATTACATACCTAAAAGAGATTGTGATTCTCCTTTTGGAACTCATGGTTTTGGTAATTTTTGGATTGTTAACGAATTAAAAGAAGGCTTAGTCGATAGTGATAACTGGATTAATATTATGCCTGAGAAAAAATTTTGTGATGTAAAAGGATATTTGTTGCCTATGATAAAAGGTGGATTATATAATTTCATACAGAACGAAAGTAAAGAATTAATGATTAATTTAATAAACTATATTAAAAAACCTGGTATAAAAGGTATTAAAGATGTTGTTGACTACGGTAATAATTGGTTAATTAACAAAGGTTATAAAAGACAAAACTTTGTATTAACTGCTTTTTCTATGGATATGGCAGAATATTATCCTAGTTTAGTCGATAGAGATAGTGATGTTTACGTAGGTTCTAACGCTAGAAAATGTTTAAAGATGATATTACCTAATAAAAAAACAAACGATGCTTTACGTTATCTCTGTGACATTACAGGGGGTCATTCAAAGCCTTATGATATGGAAGATGTTGCTTGTGACTTTATTAGATATATAGAAAATTTTCAGAGCAAACATCATATAGAAAAAAACAACGGTATAAAATATTATAATAATGTTCTTAAATAAGCAGAAAAATAAAGAAAACAATGATCTAAAAAATAAAAGTTTAGATTATTATTTAAACTTAACTAAAAACTTTAAATCTTCTTTTGATGATTTTGTTATAAAAAAAGTAAATGGATTTAATGTAATAGATGAGTCTTTAAGTTGCGAAGTAGGTTATAAAGCTAGATCTGGTGAATTTTTTATAAAACAACTAGCGGAACAAAACATTAAAGAAATAGTATATGTTCAACCAAGAAGAGGTTTTGCTGGTATAAGTTTATCTTGGTTATGTAATAAATATAATATTAATCTAACTTTAGTTATGCCTTCTTCAAAAGAAGTTAGTGATCATCAAGCATTGTGTATAGAACTAGGTGCTAAACCTTTATTTGTAAGAATAGCAGCTATGCCTAATGCAAATAGATTAGCTAAATTATATGCAGAAAAAACAAATGCTTTTTTTGTTCCTTTAGGTTTAAATCACCCTTTAGTTATTGCAGGTGGTGTTAAATGTTTTTATGAGTTTTTTAAAAATAAACAAAAACCAGAAACAATGTGGTCAGTAATATCTACAGGTGTTTTAACTAGAACAATGCAAATAGCTTTACCTGAAACTAATTTTAAGGCAGTTGCCGTGGCTAGAAACATACAACAAGGAGAATTAGGTGTAGCTGATTTTTATTCTTATCATAAACCATTTAATAGTAAATCAGATTTAATACCAAAAGAATTTAACTGTGAAGACTCTTATGATTCTAAAGGTTGGGATTATTTAAACAAATATGGTCAAAGCGGAGATTGGTTTTTTTCTGTAGCTGGTAATGCTAAAAAACCAAACATTAAAAAAAAATTAGTAAATTCGTATAGAGACTGGAACGATTTAAGAGATTTTAATAAATATGGTATTTAATAACGCACAAGAAGCATTTGAATTTTATTATAATCTAATATCAAAAAAGGGAATTGATTTTGATAATACTAAAGCATTATTCAATATAGGTTTTAATATTTTAAATCCATTAGAAAACAACATAAAAACTAAATGGAGAAATTTTTCAAAAAAATATGCTAAAAGAGAATGGAATTGGTATTTGTCAGGAAATCCAAATGCAGAAGAAATATCTAAACATGCACCTATTTGGAATACTATGATGGACGAAAACAAAGAGGTTAGGTCAAATTACGGTTGGCAATGGAAAAGAAATGATCAATTAAAAAAAATAATAAATATCTTAAGTAAAAATAAAAATACAAGACAAGCTTCTATATCTATTTACGACGGTAAAGAAATAGAAACATACTCTAAAGATACCCCATGTACTTATGCTATAAACTTTACTATAATAAATGATAAGTTAAATATGTCGGTATTAATGAGATCTAATGATTTGTGGTATGGATTTTGTAATGATCAATATTGTTTTAGTAAATTACAAGAATTAGTCTGTAAAGAATTAAATGTTGGCATTGGTAATTACTATCATTTTGCAAATAATCTACATATATATAATAATTTTTTAAATAAAAACGATGAAACTAAATAATGAATTCCAACCAATAAGAGATTGGGCAGAGCAAAAGGGTATTTTAAAAGAAGGAGATGCCAGAACACAATATGTTAAATTACAAGAAGAATCCGGTGAATTAGCGAAAGCTTTACTTGACAATGACCAAGAAGAAGTAATAGATGCTATAGGTGATATGGTTGTAGTATTAACTAACTTAGCAGAATTAAGAAATGTTAGAATAGAGGATTGTATAAACTCAGCTTATAATGTAATTAAAAATAGAACTGGTAAAATGATAAATGGAACTTTTGTAAAAAATAATTAATATGAAAATAGTAACTAAAAAATCAACATGGAAACATATAACTTTCATGACACCTAAAATAGGTTTTATGGATTGGGCACAAGATGGTGTTGAAGTAAGAGTAAAAGATGAAGTATTTCAGTTTAAAACAAAAGATGAACTTCATGCTTTACATATTAGTTTAAACGGTTCTTTTCATGGTGATGATACTTGTTACATTACAGTTAATGAATTAAAAAGTATATATACTAAAAGCAAAAGAAAAGAGAAAATACAATTATTAAACGGTGATATATATGATAAAGACAAGTTGCTAGAAAAAATGTATAATGATTCTTTTTATTACGGTGAGCTTGGTAAATATGCGTTAAGTTCTTCAGCTATAAAATCATTAATAGATTCTCCCTAAAAGTTATGCTAGATCTTTAAATTTTAAATCAGATAGTAAAGCCTTTAAGACCGGTAGATTAATACATCTAGCCGCATTAGAACCAGAAAAACTAGATTCATTATGTCACATAGTAGAGGTAAAATCAGCAGTAACAAAAGCATATAAAGACAAAGTCAAAGAAGTGGGTAGTGATCAATTTGTTTATACGAGAAGAGAATATGATAAAGCTATGTATACTGTAGATGCTTTACTACAAAATGATATATGGCAAGAATTAACAAGAGGTGCTAAGTTTGAAGTACCTGGTTTTGATATTTTACAAGGTTATCCTTTTAGAGCTAAAGCTGATATATTAGGATCTGATTATGTTGCAGATCTTAAAACAACTTCAGATTTAAAAGCTTTTCCTTGGTCAGCTAAAAAATATGGTTATGATGTACAAGTATATATTTATTGTGAATTATTTAAAGTTAGTTATGAAAACTTTTTCTTTTTTGTAATAGATAAATCAACTGGAGATCTAGGACATTATAATGTTAGTGAAGAGTTTTATTTGTCAGGTAAAGATAAAGTAGAATACGGCTTAAAAGTATTTGAACAGTATTTTGTAAAAAAAAAGTATGAATTAAACGAATATATAATAAAAGGAACTTTGTGAATGAGAAAAATATTAAAGAAGAATATTATCTCATGTCTATTCACGATTATAGAAAAGGAACACCACTTTCGAGTTTAAAAAAAATATTGAAACTTTATGAAGATACAGAGATGTATGAGCAATGTGCAGGTATACACAAAGCAATACAAGAAATAGAAATGAGAGAATTAATAAAAATAACTAAATTAATAAGAAACAAAAATGGCAGATCAAATAACGAGATATAAAAATATAGTAAATAAAGAACTAGGTATAGACATAGAAAACCCAACAAGAAAAAGAAAATACTGTGAAGCAAGAGGATTATATTATACACTACTTAAAAACAGTACAAATCTAAGTTTACATAGTATAGGTGAATCTGTAAATAAAGATCACTCTACTGTAGTATACTCTTTAACACAGTTTCCGTTGTGGTTAAAACACAACAACATGTTAAGGTATGCTTATAACAACGCAAAGACAAAAATAAAAGACCTTAAAGACATAACAGAAGAAGATGATCATATTAAGTTAAAACAAAAATGTGTAGAACTTAACTTTGAAATATTCGAACTAAAAGAACAAATAAAATCTTATAAAGAAATAGAAGAGTCTAGAAGTATTAAAAACAATAGACTAATAGATCTAGTTAATAGAATACCTGAAGATAAAGAAGATCTTATAATAGATAGACTAGATAAGATACTTGCTATGTATTAACAAAAGTTATATTTTTTTATTGTTCTATTGATTAATCAATTTTTTTCAAAGAATGAAAGGCGGTAAAAGAGAAGGTTCTGGTAGAAAATCTAAGTCTGATGAAGTTAAGTTAATTGAAAGACTTACACCTTTAGAAGACAAAGCTTATAGAGCTTTAGAGGCTGGTATTGAAAATGGTGATTTTAAATATGTTCAGTTATTTTATCATTATTATGCTGGTAAACCAAAAGAAACTAAAGACATTACTTTAAATACAGAACAACCAATATTTGATATTTAATGGAATTTGTAGTAACAACTGCAATTAAAAAGCTTTACAAATTAAACAAGAGAATAAAGGTAATACGTGGCGGAACATCTGCTGGTAAGACGTTTGGTATTATTCCTATATTAATAGATAAAGCAATTAAGAATCCTAATTTAGAAATAAGTATAGTATCTGAGTCAGTACCTCATTTAAGAAGAGGAGCATTAAAAGACTTCTTAAAAATAATGATGATATTGAATAGATACAGAGATGTGCAGTTTAATAAGTCTACTCTTAAGTATAATTTTACTAACGGTAGTTATATTGAGTTCTTTAGTACAGATATGCCTGATAAATTAAGAGGAGCAAGAAGAACAGATTTATATATTAATGAATGTAACAATATACCGTTTGATGCATATCAGCAATTAATGGTTAGAACAAGTAATAATATATGGCTAGATTATAACCCTACAAGCTCATTCTGGGTCGATAGAGAGGTTTTAAACGGAGAAGATGTAGATTTTATTACATTAACATATAAAGACAATGAGGCGTTGCCAGATACAATAGTTAAAGAGATAGAGTCAGCAAAAGAAAAAGCTAAGAAAAGTACTTATTGGAAAAACTGGTGGAAAGTATACGGATTAGGTCAATTAGGTAGCTTAGAAGGAGTATGTATACCAGATTGGAAAGAAACACAATTGCCAACAGAAGCAAGAATACTTTGTTATGGTATGGACTTTGGATATAGTAATGATCCAACATCCGTTGTGGCAATGTATAAATATAATGATAGTTACATATTTGACGAGATCATTTATAAAAAAGGTTTATTAAATAGAGATATAAGTAACTTACTTAAAACTTATGATGTTGATGATATTATTTATGCAGATAGTGCAGAGCCAAAATCAATAGCAGAATTAAATCACTACGGACATATAGTTTATCCTGTTAAAAAAGGTAGAGATAGCATTAATTATGGTTTAAACCTTATAAATCAAAACAAGATCTTTATAACATCTAGAAGCAAGAACTTAATAAATGAATTAAGAAACTATGTATGGATGAGTGATAAACAAGGTAATGTATTAAATAAACCTATTGATGCATATAACCATGCTATCGATGCACTACGTTATGCTATAACTTCTCAACTAGAAGATCCAAACAAAGGAGAATACCATATTTGGTAAATGTTAAAGTTTTGTTAAAAATATTTTTCTGTTAATAAAATGTTTATTACATTAGCAATAACAAAAACATTTATATGAAACAATTTTTAGAAGCATTTACTTGGGGATTATTAATTTGGACAATCTTTTTAATAGGAACTTATTTACAATTAAAATACTTATATTAATATTATGAAAATAACAAAAGTCACTAAGGTCTATAGACCAATGAGAAAGTTTGGTAATTTAATAAAAGATTTATTTATGCCAAAACAATCTAATCATTTTTGGATTAGAGTAAAAGAAATTGCAGGAACTAAAGAAGAAAAAGAAGATCAGATATTTGCAATAATAGAGCTATTAAACAATAGAATAGATATTGATGAGATTCAGGAACAATGATGAGTTTGTAGACTGATAGTTCTTCTAAAGAAATGAGATGGTGTTTTAAAAATAATATAACAGCTTATCCTATACCTCAACAAGAAACTTATAGAGCTTCCTCTGGTAGAAGAAAACATTACGTTAAGATAGAAATTAACTGTGACGGTAAACTATTAGTAGGTAAACAAGAGTACAAACAAGAACAAGAATTAACTAAAGCTTTACAAAAAGTATATTCACATTATTATGCTAGAAGATTTGGAAACAAATTAATGTAGTTTCTTTTATACAAAAGGTCTAATTTTTTATTGTATTAATATGAAGTTAGATATATACGTACCTAGCTCTTTAGATGATATAACTTTAGAGCAATACCAAAAATTCCACAAAATATCTGATGGTAAAGAAAGTAGTAACTTTATAAACCAAAAGATGGTAGAAATATTTTGCAATATAGACTTAAAAGAAATTGTAAAAATAAAGTATACTAGTCTTAATAAAGTACTACAACACATAGATAATTTATTTAAAAAAAAATCTAAGTTTAAAAGATCATTTGTTTTAAATGGCGTTCATTATGGTTTTATACCTAAACTAGATGAGATGACATTTGGAGAATACATAGACTTAGATAATTACTTTAGTGATTGGAACACAATGGATAAAGCAATGTCTGTTTTATTTAGACCAATTACATATAAAGACAAAGATAAGTATTTAATAGAAGAATACAAAGGCATAAATAGTAATATGAAAAAAATGCCTTTATCTTTAGTTATGTCAACCATTATTTTTTTTTACAGTTTAAGCAAGGACTTGTCGGTAAATATCCTGAAATCTTTACAGAGTCAGAAGGACAATATTCAATTGAATCAAACTTTGCTAGGAAATGGGGCTGGTATCAATCTGTATATGGAATTAGTAGAGGAGACATTACAAGATTTAACGAAGTCACCAATATTAACTTACATGAATGTTTAATGTATTTAGCATTTGAAAAAGATAAATTAGAATTAGAATCAAAAAGAATAAAATCAAAATTTAAAAAATGACAGGATTTTATAATATAACAACAAAAATAAAAGAAACATTAGAACTAGAACCTTTTGTAAATACAATTACATACGGTAATATAGACGATGTTGACTTAAACAAACAAAACATTTTCCCATTATCACATTTAATTGTAAATAATAGTACAATAAACGACAAAACAATTACTTTTAGTATGAGCATATTATTTATGGATATTGTAGATGAAAGTAAAAAAGAAGAAACTACTAAGTTTATGGGTAATGATAATGAACAAGACGTATTAAATACACAACTAGGAGTTGCCGCTAGGTTGACTAGTCTACTTAAAAGAGGTGATTTATATAGTGAATTATATCAATTACAAGGAGATGTTTCTTGTGAACCTTTTGTAGATAGATTTGAGAACAAATTAGCTGGTTGGACTGCTACATTCGATATAATAATACAAAACGACATGACTATTTGCTAATGGATTTTAAACAAACAAAAGAGGAACTTAATAAATTTGCTAAGTATGTAATACAACAAGCACGTACAAACTTGACTAAGCAAAAGAAAAATAATACAAATAACTTATATGAATCATTAAAATATAAAGTAGATCAAAAACAAGATGGCTTATATTTAGATATATTTATGGATCAGTATGGGGATTTTATAGATCAAGGTGTAAAAGGTGCAAACCCTAGTTTGGTTAAGAATGGGAAACAAAAAGCGCCTAATAGTCCTTTTAAGTATACTAATAAAAAACCACCACAAAAATTCATAGAGCAATGGGCTAAAGCTAGAAACTTTAGATTAAGAGATAAAAAAGGAAGATTTGCAAAAGGTAATTATAGGTCTATTGGATTTGTATTACAGAAATTTATATTTGCGCAAGGTATAAAACCTAGTTTTTTCTTTACAAAACCATTTAAAAAAGCTTTTACTAGATTGCCAAGTGAATTAGGTGAAGCATTTGCAAAAGACCTTATTAATATAACAATTGATACAAGACAATGAGTACAATAATAAACGCAAGAAGTCCCTATTATATAAAAGTAGAACCAGCATCAGGAACTCTTAGTTCTGCATCAATGCAACTATTTATATATTCAGGAACTTTTACAACAGACAAACCTGGAAGTCCACAATACACTATAAGCAAAGATATTATAGGTTCTAACAATTATGTTATATATGAGATCACAGAGCTTATTAGAGATTATCTAAACACAGAGTATGCAAGTTTTGCTACAGATGGAGTATGGGTAGAAGCAGATATTACATTAACTAAAACAGTAGGAAGTGAAACTCAAAACTTAGATTACCTTTCTTTTGATGGTTATGGATATTTTGAAGATGGAGTAAATCCAAGAACTTTAATAGACCCTGTAAATACTTTAGTAGATTCAACAACTACAGGTACGACTACAGCTTACAAACTAATAGATAGTACACAAACATTCTTAACAAGTGTAGCAATAGGAGATACAGTATACAACGATACAGATACAACAGAAACAACAATAACAGCTATAGATAGTAACACACAACTTTCTATAAAGAATGATATAATTGCTACAGGAGAAGATTATAGAATAGTAGGAACTCCTAACTATACTCCACAATATCTACAATCAAATACTAAGATATATTTTAAGCAAGGTACTGATATAGTATTTCCTGTATTTGCAGAAGTAGAACCATTAATAGAATTTACAACAGGAGGAGGAGCTGATGTATTTTGGGAAGAAGTAGAGGATTTCTGGAATTTATATGATGTAAGTTGGGGAAGCACTTTAAATGATATACAAGTAAACGACTCAACAGACTCAACTAAAAAGATAGTCTATATTAGAGTAACTCCTACAGATACTTTAATAACAGGAGATACAATTACTATAACAAGCTCAGTAGGTACTTCACAAGTAACAACAATTACATTAGAAGCAGTTTGTGAACCTAAATATCAAGAATTACAAGTTATATTCTATAATAAGTTTGGAGCATTACAGATTATGCCTTTCTATAAAAAATCAGTAGATAGTATAAACACAAATTCAGATAGTTATAAAAGAAACCTAATGGAGTTTGCTACTGACCCTACATACAATACAGAGAAACATCAAATAAGACAGTTTCACGTTACTGGTAAGGAATCCATAACAATGAATACAGGCTTCATACAAGAGAGTTTTAACGAGGTTATAAAACAAATGATGCTAAGTGAACAAGTGTGGGTAGATAATGGCACAGAGGTTCTCCCAATCACTTTAAACACTAAGAGTTTACAATTTAAGAAATCAGTAAATGACAAGCTCATAAATTACACAGTAGATTTCGAGTATGCGTTTAATAAAATAAATGACATTAGATAATGCAGAATATTCAATTATATATTGAGGGAAATAGAATGGATATGTTTAAAGATGAGTCAGTATCTCTAACTCAAACTATTCAGAATGTAAAAGACATAGCTAAGGTATTTACTAACTTTACTAAGACCTTCTCACTTCCTGCATCTAAAGGAAATAACAAGGTATTTGAACACTATTATAATTATGATATAGTAGATGGATTTGATGCAAGAGTAAAAAAGGACTCTACTATAGAACTTAAACTATCTCCCTTTTGAAAAAGGTAAAATCAAGTTAGAGGGAGTAGATATGAAGAACAATAAACCTTATGCTTATAGAATAACATTCTTTGGTAGTATAGTAGATTTAAAAGATGTTCTTGGAGATGATACCTTACAAGCATTAGGATGGTTAGATAACTTTAAAAAACCTTATAGTTCTTCAGGCATATATACAGGTTTAACAAGTGGTTATGATATAACAGTAGATTCTGTTTCATATACTAAGGCTATGATAACTCCTTTAATATCACATACTACTAGACTATTCTATGATAGTACAAATCATACTGCAGAATATCCTGACCCTAATGGTGGGAATTTATTTGCACACGGTTCTGGTGAAGGACATCATCACGGTGTATATTATGGAGAGCTTAAATATGCTATTAGATTGCATTTAATTATTAAAGCAATAGAGGAGCAATATCCTGAAATAGAATTTACTACAGATTTCTTTAATACAAGTAATGATGCTTATTATGGTTTGTATATGTGGCTACATAGAAAGAAAGGAGATGTCAATGACCCTAATCAAGTTTTACAATATGAAGAATATGTAGACTTTGGCTTAGATTCGACTATGACAAATGTAATAGCAGTTGGAGAAGAAATAACAGTAACTGGACATACTACAGGAAATAAACTACCTACTACATTGACTATAAGACCTAATTCTGCAGAGACAAGTAGATATGAAGTAGAAGTGACTAGAGATGGTTCTACATTTGCCACAGGTAGTGCTGAAAACTCAGACTTGCAATTAAATATGCAATTACCAAATGGAACATATAAAGTTCTATTAAAAGTAACTGAAGAATTTGTATTTGGAGAAACAGGAGTTGAGAATGCAGTTGATTGGGAGTTTTCTGATTTATTAGTTCCCGAATCACATACTTTTGATGTTACACAATTTACTGTACCTGCTGAGTTTGAGTTTTTACCTACTAAGCAAATACCTACAATGAAAGTAATAGACTTTTTAACAGGTGTATTTAAACTCTTTAATTTAACTGCTTTTGTCCAGGATGATGGTAAGATCAAAGTTCAAACATTAGATAGTTTCTATAGTGGAGGTACGAGCTATGATATAAGTGAATTTGTAGACATAGATTCTAGTCAAGTAGATATAGCTCTGCCTTATAGAGAAATACAATTTGAATATAAAGGACTAGGAACTAAGTTAGCATTACAACACGAACAACTAAGTAATTCTGGCATAGGGTGGGGAACATTAGAATATAATGCAAATAGTGGAGAAAACTTAGATGGAGGTATATATACAGTAGAAGCTCCTTTTGAACATATGAAATTTGAAAGACTTAGAGATGGTAATTCAACAACAACAACTACAATACAAGTAGGGTGGTGCGTAGATGATAATGATGATGCTTATATTGGAGAACCTATTTTGTTTTATCCTATATATCAACAAAATGAAGATGAGATTAGATTTCTAACAGGACAAGATACAGGACAGACTGATACAAATGATTATTATATACCAAGTAATAGTTTTGCTTTATCTTCTTCTACAAGTGCAATAAACATAAACTTTAATGCAGAATTAAATGAGTATACAAGTGATGGTACATTTACTGATACTTTATTTGATGATTATTATACAACTTACATAACAGATGTATTTGATATTAAAAGAAGATTGTCAAAGTATAAAGCATTTCTTCCATTAAAGATATTAAGGAATTACACATTAGCAGATAGGTTTGTAGTAAACAACAGAAGCTATAAGATTAATAGTATAAATACTAATCTAGGAACAGGAGAATGTGACATAGAATTATTAAACGAGGTATGATAGAAAATATATTACAATTATTGCAAGATGCTAATGGTGAAACAGAAAACATTAGAATAGCACAAGGGAAATATAAATTTCCTGAAAGTTTAAAAGAAACATTTGCACAATTTAAAAAAGAAATAGCATGGAAAAAATTACAATAGATCTTATTGCTAAAACAGATAAAGCTGTAGCGGAAGTAGAAGAATTAAAAAAAGAAATACAAGCGCTTAATAAACAAGTTGAAAAAGGTAATAAAGACACTAAAGATGGTTTAAAAGGTGTTGAGAATGCATCTAATAAAACAGCTGGTGGTGTTAAAAAAATAGGGGGAGCTTTAAAAGCCGCGGGTATTGGTTTAGCTATTGCAGCATTTGCTAAGTTTACAGAAGTTTTAAATCAAAATCAAAAAGTAACAGATTTCTTTTCTACAACATTTGAAACCTTATCTTTAGCATTTAATGACTTTTTTAGTTTTATAGATACTAACGCAGGAACTATAATAGACTATTTTAAAGGTATATTTGAAGATCCAATAGGTTCTATAAAAGATTTTGGACAAGCAATTGTTGATAATATTATAGAAAGATTTAATTCTGCATTAGATACTATTGGGTTTTTAGGAAGTGCAATAAAGAAAGTTTTTGAAGGAGATTTTGCAGGTGCTATGGAAGAAGCTAAAAATGCAGGTAAAGAATTAGTAGATGTTGTGACAGGTGTTGACGATTCATTTGACAAAACAGTAGAAGTAGTAGATAAAGTTGCTACAGCTACATCTAATTATGTTAAAGAAACTATTAATTCAGCTAAAGCTAACGTTGAATTACAAAAAACATCAGAAAGAGCGAGGGTTTTAAACCAAGGTATTATAGAAGATTATGACAGACAAGCAGAACAACAAAGACAACTAAGAGACAATGAGTTTAATACTATAGAAGAAAGAATAGCAGCAAATGATAAATTAAAAGCAGTATTAGAAGAACAAAAACAAGCTATGCTTGAAAACGCTAATGCTATCGAAGCTGCTGCTCAAGCTCAATATGATAAAAATCAAAATGAAGAAAACTTTTTAGCGTTACAAGAGGCTAAAAATGAAAAAGCAGCTGTTGAAGCTCAAATTACTGGTTTTATGTCTGAACAAGATTCTAACCGTAACGCGTTGTTAAGAGAAAAATTAGAGTTAGAACAAAGTGACATAGATGCTACTACAGAAAGACAAAAGGCTGAAAGAGACTTTAATTCAGAACAAATAGAAAACGAGTATTTAAGATTACAAGCACAAAAAGATAATTTAGAAGAAGAAAGAAAAGTAGAATTAGAAAGGTTAGAAAACAAAAAGAAATTATATAAAGAAGGCACACAGGCATTTGCTGATGCTAATAATGAACTACTAGCTTATGATGAAGAAACTAAAAGACAGCAAGCTAAAATAGAAACAGATTTAGCAAAAGCAAAAGAACAAGAAATTACAAATGCATTAGGCAATATAGCATCTATAGTAGGTGAAAATAGTAAATTTGGAAAAGGCATAGCAGTTGTACAAGCTATTAGAGATACTTATGCTGGTGCAAGTAAAGCTTTAGGACAAGGAGGTATATTTGGTTTTGTACAAGCAGCAGCTATTATAGCAGCAGGTTTAAGAAACGTAAAACAAATAACAGCAACAAAAGAACCTACACCTCCGTCGTTTGCTAAAGGATCTGGAGGTGGAAGTGGCGCATCACCGGCTATACCATCTGCTCCTCCGGCTTTTAATGTAGTTGGAGCAAGTGCTACTAATCAATTAGCTAGTGTTATATCAGATCAAACACAACAACCAGTAAAAGCGTTTGTAGTTAGTAATGATGTAACAACAGCACAAGAACTTGATAGAAATATTGTATCAGGAGCAACGATTGGATAATATAACAAAACACAAATAATATTATTATTAATATATGGACATCATAGAACTTTTTATAGACGAATCAGATGAGTTTTCAGGAATTCAAGCAATATCAGTTGTTGAAAACCCAGCGATAGAAGAAGATTTTATTGCATTAAAAAATCAGGAATTAAAACTAGCAGAGGTTGATAAGGAAAAAAGAATTCTTATGGGTGCTGCTTTAATACCTAATAAACCAATATACAGAAAAAATAAAGAAAAAGAATATTATATTTATTTTTCTAGAAAAACAGTTAAAAAAGCAAGTGAGCTATTTTTAATGAGAGGTAATCAAAACAAATCTACTTTAGAACATCAATTGCCATTACAAGGACTATCTGTAGTTGAATCTTGGATAGTTGAAGATGATAAGTTTGATAAGACAAGGAAGTATGATCTAAACGCGCCTATAGGCACTTGGATGGTTTCTGTAAAAGTAAATAACGATGAAGTTTGGAATGATTTTGTAAAAACAGGTAAAGTTAAAGGTTTTTCAATTGAGGGTTATTTTGCAGATAAATTAGAAAGACCAAATGAGCCTAATGCACTTGCTATTATGGAACAAGAAGAAGCCGCAGAGTTATTATCGCAAATAAAAGGAATAGTTAAAAAAGACAAAAGATATAAGAGCGGAAAAACATTAGAATTAGAAACTTACGCTGATTATCCACAGGCAGTTAAGAATAATGCTAAAAGAGGATTAGATCTTAATGAAAAGGTAAATAATAAATGTGCCACACAAGTTGGTAAAATCAGAGCTCAACAATTAGCTCAAGGAAAAGCTATTAGTAAACAGACAATTAAAAGAATGTATAGTTATTTGTCTAGAGCAGAGGAATATTATAAAGAAGGTGATAATGAGGCTTGCGGAACTATATCTTATTTACTTTGGGGAGGTAAAGCTGGTAAACGTTGGGCTGAAAGTAAACTAAAAGAATTAGAAGAGTTGAAAGCACCGTGTTGGGATGGTTATGAAATGGTAGGTTTTAAAATGAAGAATGGTAAAAAAGTACCTAATTGCGTACCAACAAAAAAATAATATGAAAAAAAAATACGAGTCAAATAGATATTACACAAGTCCAAAAGATAGTAAAAGAGGGTGTTTGTGTAAAGACGGGCAAACTTATTCTAGAAAATGCTGTGACGGTAGTTACCAAGCACAAGGTATAGGGAAAATATAACAAATAAATCTATTAATTATTATAATACTATGAAACCATTAGAAATGTTAAATCAAGTTAAGGAACTTCTAGGCGTTGAAAACGAATCTTCTGTAGAAGAAGTAAAGTTAGCACAAATGAAGTTAGAAAATGGCACTGTTTTGGAAGCAGAATCATTTGAAAGTGACCAACCTATATTTATAGTTACTGAAGACGAGCGTGTAGCTCTTCCATTAGGTGAGTATGAATTGGAGGATGGTAAAATTTTAGTTATTGAAGAAGAAGGGATTATTAAAGAAATTATTGATAGTAAACCTGAAGAAGAAGTTGAAGAAGAGATTGAAGCTTCTGAAGAAATTTCTGAAGAACTAGAAGAAGAAAAAGAAGAAGAGATCGAGGCTAAGTATGTTACAAAAGAAGAATTAACTTCAGTTGTAGACGAAATTAAAGCTATGATCGAAGATCTTAAAGGTCCTCACAAAGAGGAAGAGGAAATGAGTGAACAAGTTGGACTTGCTGTAACAGAAATGTTAAGTAAAGAAGAACCTGTTGAATTAGCTGAAGAAACTAAAAAAGTTAATCACTCACCTGAAGGAAAAGAACAAAAGAAAATAAATTTGTATTCTAAAAATAGAGCACAAACAATTAAAGACAGAGTATTAAATAGAATTTTAAATTAAAATAAATAATAATTATTATGGCTACTACTACATCAATTTCGAGTACTTATGCAGGGGAATTTGCTGGAAAGTATATTTCAGCTGCATTACTATCTGGTGCTACTTTAGATCAAGGTAACATCGAGATAAAACCTAACGTAAAGTTCAAAGAAGTAATTAAGAAAGTTGCAACTGATTCTAATGTAATCAAGGACGCAACTTGTGATTTTACTGACACTGCTACCGTTACGTTAACAGAGAGAATCCTTCAACCGGAAGAGTTCCAAGTAAATCTAGAGCTTTGTAAGAAAGACTTTAGAAGCGATTGGGAAGCTATCCAGATGGGGTATTCTTCATTTGATAACTTACCTCCTAAATTTAGTGATTTCTTAATAAGCCACGTTGCTGGTTTAGTTGCAGAAAAAACTGAGCAAAACATTTGGGGTGGAGTTAACGGAAACGCTGGTGAATTTGACGGATTTACAGTTCTTATGGGCGCTGATTCAGACGTTAATGACGCTGCTAACGGTTCTGAAACTTCATTTACTTCTTCTAACATTAATAGTTTATTAGGAAACATTGTTGATTCAATTCCTAATGCAATCTACGGAAAAGAAGATTTAAACATTTATTTACCACCAGTTGCTTACCAAGCATATGTAAGATCTCTTGGAGGTTTTGGAGCATCAGGTCTTGGAGCTGCAGGTTACGAAAATAAAGGAAATCAATGGTATAATATGGGTAATGCACTTTCTTTCGATGGAATTAAAGTTGTATTAGCTCCAGGAATGCCATCTGATCACGCTGTTGCTGGTCAAAAATCTAACTTATACTTCGGTACAGGTTTATTGTCTGATCATAACGAGGTGAAAGTATTAGATATGGCTGACTTAGATGGATCTCAAAACGTAAGAGTTGTTATGAGATTTACAAGCGGTATTCAATACGGAATTGGTTCTGACTTAGTGCTATTAACATTAGCTTAATAGTAATTGTATAACAATAAGAAAAGGGTAGGTGGAATTAATCTACCTGCCCTTTTTTTAATTAAAATAAAAAAATTATGGCTTGTACGTTAACAAAAGGTAGAATTGAACCATGTAAAGATGTCGTTGGTGGAATAAAAAATGTTTATTTTACTGACTTTGATGGTTTTGGTACTGTGTCTCAAGATACAGATGATCAAATAACCGACATGACTGGTACATTTACTGCTTATAAATATGAATTAAAAGGAAATTCATCATTCGAACAAACCGTTACTTCTTCAAGAGAAAATGGTACTACTTTCTTTGAGCAAACATTAAACTTAACACTACATAAATTATCTAAAGAAGATAATAAAGAGATTAAGTTACTTGCTTACGGTAGACCTCATATTGCTGTAGAAGATTATAACGGTAATGTTTTTGTAATGGGATTAGAACATGGTTCAGAAGTAACAGGGGGAACAATTGTAACTGGAGCCGCGATGGGAGACCTAAGCGGATATACTCTTAGCTTTTCAGCTCAAGAAGTAAAGCCGGCTAATTTTGTTGATAGTCCTACTGCTTCAGATCCTTACGCTGGAATGTCTAGTGCTAGTGTGACTGTGACATCTGGTTCAGATTTCTAAAATATATTTACTATATATTATTTAAAAGGGGGCAATAGCCCTCTTTTTTATTATAACAAATAGTTGTTTTTTTTATTGTATATATATGATAATATTACAAGACTCTGATAGTTCACAAACAATAAGTTTTATTCCAAGAGAATATAGTGGTTCTATTACTTATAGCGTTGACATATTTTCAGAGACAGAAAATAAAAGTGTTTATTCTCAAGATCACACAGGTGATTTTTCTTTAGTTAAATATTATAGACAATTAAGTGCTATTTTTAATTTAAAGCAAGATAATTTTTATACTATAGAAATAACTGACCCAAGTAATAATGTGATATTTAGAGATAAGATATTTTGCACTAATCAACAAGTATTAGATTATAGTGTAAATAATAATAATTATACTACGCATAGTAGTAATAACGAATTCATAGTTATATAATGGAAAACTTACATATTTTAAACTTATCAAATTATAATAGACCAGTAATTGTTGAAAATAAAAATAAAGAATGGATTAATTATGGTGAAGATAACAATTATTATCAATATATTATAGATAGATATAATGGTAGTGCTACTAATAATGCAATCATAAATGGGGTTGTAAACATGGTTTACGGAAAAGGATTAGATGCTTCAGACTCTAATAGAAAACCAGATGAATATGCACAAATGCGTTCTATATTTGCTAATAAAGATATTAGAAAAACTTGTCAAGATCTTAAATTATTGGGTGAAGCAAGTATGCAAATAATTTATAAAAACGGAAAAGTTATAAAAGCGGAACATTTTCCAAGACAAACATTAAGAGCAGAAAAGTGCAACGAGAAAGGGGAAATTGAAGCTTATTATTATCATCATAACTGGAGTAAAATAAAGCCCTCAGAACAACCTGAGAGAATTCCTGCGTTTGGTTTTGGTAATAAAAAAACATCAGAAGTAATAATTATTAAAAGATATGTATCTGGCTATGATTATTATGCTCCTGTAGACTATCAAGGTGGATTAGCATACGCTGAATTAGAGGAAGAAGTAGCAGATTATTTAATAAATGAGGTTCAATGTGGTTTCTCTGGAACTAAAGTAGTAAATTTCAACAACGGAGTTCCTGATAGAGAGAAACAATTACAGGTTAAATCTGATGTTTTAAATAAATTAACAGGAAGTCAAGGTGAAAAAGTAATTGTAGCTTTTAATAATAATGCAGAAAGCAAAACAACAGTAGATGATATTCCGTTGAATGATGCTCCACAGCATTATGAGTATTTATCAAATGAGTGTATAAAAAAATTAATTATATCACACAGAATTACTTCACCTTTATTATTAGGTATAAAAGACGGTAACAGTGGTTTAGGAAATAATGCAGACGAAATAAAAACTGCATCTTTATTATTTGATAATATAGTTATTAAAAACTACCAAGAATTATTAATAGACTCTTTTAATGAGATATTAGCCGTTAACGATATTTCTTTACATTTATATTTTAAAACTTTACAACCTTTAGAATTTACAGAAGTAGAAGAAATAGAAGATGAAGAAACACAAGAGCAAGAAACAGGCGTAAAAATGTCTTCAGACACTTCTAATGAGCTTTCTGATGATGTTGCATTAGATATATTAGAAAACTTAAATGGTGAAGAAATAGACGAGGAATGGGAGTTAGTAGACGAAAGAGAATATTCTGATAAAAACAAAGATATTGAATCTTGGGCTAACGATCTTATAGAAGAAAAGAAAACTTTGTTTCAAAAAATAGCAATGGCAATACCAAACTTAAAAAAGGGTAAAGGTGACTTTTCTGTATTAGATAAAAGTTATTATAAAGTCAGGTATAAATATGCTGAAAAATATTCTAGTGGAAACTCAAGAGAGTTTTGTAAAGCACTAATGAAAAGAAATATGGTTTATAGAATAGAAGATATTGATGCGGCATCTAACAAAGGAGTAAATAAATCTTTTGGACACAAAGGTAAAGCTTATGATCTATTTAGATTTAAAGGAGGACCAAGCTGTGGACATTACTGGAGTGAGCAACTTTATAGATTAAAGAAAAAAACAAACGGTAAATACATAGAAAAATCAGATAAAATAAAAGACTTTGTAGAAGTTAATGATATACCAAAAACTTACAAAGCTAAACCAAGAGGTTGGAGAGATGCAAAAAAAGCACCTAAAGATATGGCAAACCAAGGACATCATCCAAATTATAAGAAATAATTATGGCACAGGCATTATTTATAACAAGAAATGATTTAGTTAAATATACCGCTGTTAACGGAAATGTTGATACGGATAAATTTATACAATTTGTGAAGATAGCACAAGATATACATATACAAAATTATCTAGGTAGTGATTTGTTTAATAAAATAAGCGATGATATAATAGCTAGTAATCTAACCGGGGATTATTTAACTTTAGTAAATGATTACGTAAAACCTATGGTAATACATTGGGCTATGGTTGAATATTTACCTTTTGCTAGTTATAATATAGCTAATAAAGGTATTTATAAAAGTTCAAGTGAGAATGCTAGTGTAGTAGACAAAACTGAAATAGATTTTTTAATAGAAAAATCAAGAAATTTAGCTCAATATTATACTGATAGATTTATTAGTTACATGCAATTTAATGCACCTAGTAAATTTAATGAATATTATACTAATTCAAATCAGGACGTTTATCCTGACAAAGATGCTAGTTTTGAAGGATGGGTATTGTAAAAAAGACTTACAAGCCAAAAGAGGCAAACGTAAAAAAATTATTAACTTATTTAAAAAGCAATAATGGCTACATTAACAAGCACGAAAATAAAAAATACTTATGATGCGTTATTAAAGTCAATAGACAATGATGCAATAGGAACAACAGCAAAACAGATCACAGACGGACTTGGAAACCTTACTCCATTATATATATCAACAACACAAATAGGAATAGGAGTAACACCTGAATCAGGATTAAATCTTCACGTTTTTGGAGATGCTAAAATAGGTAGCAATCTAACAATCATCGGAAACTTAGTGGTTGAAGGAAGCACCACGACTGTCGGGACAGATACATTAACGGTCAAAGACCCTTTAATTGTATTGGCAAACAATAATACTTCTACAGATGCAGTTGATATAGGTTTTTATGGCAAATACACTCCTTCAGGTACTACACTATACTCAGGACTGTTTAGAGAAGCTTTAACAGGCAAATACAGATTATTTAAAGACTTACAGGTTGAACCTACTACAACAGTAAATACAAGTGGAACAGGATATGCTCAAGCTACTTTAATTGCTGCCTTAGAGGGTAATGTAACAGGTAATGTTACAGGTAATCTGACGGGTAATGTTACAGGAGGAACAATATCAGGTACTACAGGAACATTTAGTGGCAATGTAGATATTGATGGAGCGTTAGATGTTGATGATGTAATAAACGTTGAAGGTTCTGCTTTTGGTAGAATAGAAATAGGTGGAGCTTCAGGTGGTTATATAGATTTAAAAGCACCTAACTCTGATGATTATGATTTTAGAATTATTACAAGTTCTGGTGGTAATGAAATAACTACGGCTACAGGAGACTTAATATTTAATACAGCAGAAACACTAGCATTAACGATAGACACTTCACAAAATGCTAATTTTGAAGGTGAACTTCAAATACCTTCATATATAAGACATACTGGCGACACAAATACTTATATTGGATTTTCTGCAAATGATACTATAGATTTAGTTACTGCTAGTAATGTAGTATTACGAATTGATAGTTCAAATAATGCAACTTTTTCAGGAGATATTACTGCAGTTAGTTTTACTGGTAACTTAACAGGAGATGTTACAGGTAATATGAATGGTGACTTGACAGGTAATGTAACTACAACTTCTGTATTAGCAGATGGGGTTACAGCAACTACTCAATCAGATGGAGACAATAGTACTAAAGTAGCTACTACTGCTTATGTAGATACTGCTATTACAGGTCACGATACATTAGCTGAAGTACTTGCAGGTGGAAATACATCAGGTGGAACATCGATGATTATTAGCAACGGAGACGACCTTACGGTAAATACAAGC